TGATAGAGATGCTCTTATAAATATATTCTTAGGCCAGCCGGTCTGGATTCAAAATCTACCTGGCAATATCAGCGGCGGTTCATTCCAGGGCTACATAGAAGGCTGGACTTTCAGAGCTTCGCTTAATAATCTAAGCGTGACTTTCAACGCTTCTCCTGTAAATCGCTCAGAATAACGATTCGCTTCATTAATCCTCGTCATCATCCTCGTATGGGATATTGTCTATCCGGTTGGGTAGGTCGGGAATTATCCAGTCCGGGAAGGTTTCACGATCTGAGAGCAGCCAGAAGGCATGAGTCTCTGTGAATCCTGCTCTGCGTAATGACTTGTAATACTCATTCATAGCAATGCAATAAGCATCGAGTTTGCTATAAGTATCTAAGTCTATGACTGGTCGCTTCCTTGCCATAGATAAAGTGTTACTTACCTAACAGCTCGATGATTGTATCGACACGCGTTTCTAATCGATTAACCTGATCCTTAATACTTGAGCCACCATTGGGCTTAAGTTCCGCTAAGTAATACTTAACTAGAAACTGTAGATAAGCCGCTGTGCCGCCAAGGACAGTAACGATTCCTACGGCTACAGCCGCAATATCTACCGCGCTCATTATTTCTTAGGAGTTGCGTATCCGAACACGCCTGCTAGAACCGCCCATAGAACTGAGCGATAGTCGAGTGCAAAGTTAGATGCTCCCCATGCAGCTAGGAACGCTCCTGCTGTAAGGATTGCTGGGTTCTTCATGTTCATACAGTTCCGCCTATCATTGGGATATTAAAGAACGAGCCATCTGCATCGCCCTTCTTAGTGAAAGAGACATGGCAATGCTTAGTATGCGGATTGATTCCAGAATACTTGCGCCAACGCCACCCCATGCGAGAGGAAGCAATTTTGCCGTTGAAGATGATGTAACTAATTCTCTTGTCAAACTTTGCGCAGAGTCGAATCTGATCTGCAAGGTCAGGCATGAGGTCTGGCTTTGCTTTACCAGATAAATCCCGGTCAATATCAATGGCTCTGACGATACCTTGTTCATTAGGATTGTGGTCAGAAGCACGCGTTGAATGACGGTAATCGCCAAGCCACCCGTCGCTGGACTTATCCCTTGAACTGTAAGAATCATCGACTTGAAGCCTTAACTGTTGTCCGGCTTTGCATAACTTTGGGGTCACGATAGAAGTAGAGCAGCTTCTTCTTCAGTTAGACCAAGGCGCTCGAGGATTGCTGCCTTCGCAGCTGGCTTAGCTTCCTTCTCTGCTTGAGCCTGTAGGCCTGCTTCACGATCTGCTAAGTATTGTTCTAGCAATTCGCCTGTAGGTTCGAATACTTCGTCTCCTACCTGAAATTTAATGTTACTTGCTGATGCCATAGACACTCACCGCCCCTGTAATAGTTCCTGGTACTATAAAAGTCATCGAATCAAAAGATGTTGTATTGCTAAAAGTCCCGCCTAAGAGTAATTGTTCATTTGCATAACCAACTAAACTTCCGGTGTATGCCGTTCTCCGAGCTGCCTTTGGTGATCTGATGTAGGCAAGGGAATACGACGGTAGTGCATTTTCAGCGTAACCAAATTTTGTGAACGAAGTTTGAGTTGCACCGCCGTTATCATTGACGGTTGTTGAACTACCCATAAGTACAGCAAAATATCCTGAAGCGTATGTGGAAGCTGTGTTATCTGTTCCGGCAGAGCGCATACGCGCTTGGATATATTGCCCGGTGCTTGATGTTGTTATATTAAGCATGACTAAATAATCGTCATAAGTTGCAGTAAATGAATCAGTTGGAAGACTTATGCTAGAAACAGCAGAAAATGATGTAGTGCTTAATAAAGTAAGTGCGCCACTACTACCGCCGCCTACAGTTGTCCAAGCTGAACCCGAATAGTATTGGGTTAGGTCGGTGTCTTTGAGGTAAGAAAACATGCCCTCTTGAGGACTGGTAATTGCCGACGCTCGAGCCGCCGACGAAGCAAAGACCATAACTGTTTGTGATGCTAAATAACCATTGGCTGCCGCGGCTGTAAGAATATCCCCAGTCGCAAACTCAATGTAACCTAATCCTGCTGCCATGTATTGATCTCCTAGTAAGTCATCGCGCTGACGCCAATTATACCGCGTTCTGCGCTTCCTATGATGAATCCATCGACGATGGGCTCAAGTGTTGTTACTGTAACGCTCATGCTGTTAGGGCTGATATTCCACGATAAGCCCTGCACCTGCAAAGTCTTTGTGATGGTTGAGCCGTCAGGCTGGATATTGCTTATCCGTAGATTGTCAAAGTAATCCAAGCCAATCATTGTGTCAGTTGGAACTGCTGGGTCTAGTAGATCAACAAGCATCTGGTCAATGCGGATAGTTGTCTCAGCTCTAGTGGCTACATAGGTTGCAGCGATATTAAGGGCATTGGCATCTGTATCAATAACCAAGTCCTGTGCGCTGTACTGGTGAGGGAAGTATCGGGCAATGCTGTCTGCGTTCTGTGCGAACTGGGCTGTGCCTGAGCCGTAACGCGTCATCTGAGCCTGATTGATGATGAGCTTGTCATCAAAGGCAAACACTAGGTTACGGTAAGGAATACCGCCGGTTTGGTTAAACTCGATAGGAGTGCCAGCAATAGATGAGGCTACTGTATTTCTATCCTTGAACACGGCTGTGCCTGAGCCGTTGATAAAGAACGCGCCTTGCTCTGAGAACTCTGCGTTCTTAATGGCGTTGAGGCTTGTGCGCAGGGTTGCAGGGTCAGCAATGCAGTTGGATTGACCGGTTGCAATTGTGCGCATATTGGAAGGGAAGTCCACCTGATCGAGAATCTTGCCAATGCGTGTGCCGGTAGATTGTCCTGCTCCCGAGTCTGCCACCGTTGTAACCTGCGCTAAGTTAAAGAGACGGAAGGCATCTGCTACATAGATATCCACATAGCCCATCTGCTCGGCTTGGTCATAGGTGTATCGATACTCGGTTGTGTAACCTGAGAATAAGAACTCCTGCGCTGTTGCTGTTGTCGCTGCAATACGCACCTTGCGCAGAGGTACTAAATAGCCGTAATAAGGGCTGGCTGTGTTCTGAGGGTTAAAGTATGAGTCAGGGTCAGTAATGCGTACAACAGCTGTACCAGCAACATAGGTATCGCTCTGGATATCTCTGCCTCGGTTGATGGTGATATTGCGAACGTTGGGAGTGAGATCAACAATAGGTACGGGAACTGTAGATGAGCCGAGTGTGCCAGTACCTAGAACTCCGTACTTGGCATCGCCGATTGTAAATGGGTAACCGAAAGTCGCACCTGAGCTAAAGTCAAAGGATACGGATATCTCGGCAGGTAATGTCATCGACCAGCGAAGCTTCCATAAGTACGATTAACGCCTGAAGGGATGCCTGAGAGTGATGAATCCTGAAGTGATGTTGCTACTGACTTGCCATCAATCTGGACAACAACTGGGCGGTTCAAGGCTGCAACGGCCATCGCCCAAGGAGTGCCTGAGCCGAACTGTGAGTCCATGCTTCCACCTGCTGCTGGGTTAGGTACTGAGTAAGCAAAGCCGCTTGCGTTGGTTGCATTGGTTGCAACCGATGGAGTAACAGGAGTAATTGGAACAGCGTTACCGCCACCGATAGCAATTGACTGAGCCTTCTTAGCAAGCATATCGAGATACGCTTCCCATGAGGCAAACGGGTTCTTAGCGTCTGGAAGGCTTGCAAGGTATCCTGCGAGCTTCTCGCCTAGTCCTTGAGCCTTGGCTAGTTCATAGGTTAGTTTCTCTGCTTCCTTGACGTTGCCTGTTAGTAAAGCAAACTGAAGTTCAACGCGCTTGCGATCCTCATCGGACAATTTACCCTTAAGGGCTGCAATGAGTTGCACCTGCTCTAGGTCAAATACTGTTCCAGCCTTCTTTAAGGCGTTCTGCTTCTTTTGCTCATCTGTCAAAGCCTTCTGAGACTTGACCTGCTTAGCCTGTAAGGCTGCAAGTTCTTTAGCGCGTTTGGCTGCTGTTGCCTCTGCTTGGCGCTGTTGTGCTGTGCGTCGAGCTGTACCGGCTGGTGAGGCTGAACGCCCTGAACCTGAAGCAATAGCAATGCGCTGCGCTTCCTTCTCTCGCATCATCTTGTCATACTGGACTAACTTGCCGTTAGACCCTGTTATGCCGCCGAATGAGGTCAGATAGTCTAAGCCTCTATAAAGTTTAACGACTGCGCCTACTGCTGTAGCAGCAGCGTTTGTTATAGCGTTGATTCCTTTAGCAATGTCATTGATTGTCTTGGCTGCGTCGCTTGTTGTTGAGCCGCCGCCTAATTTAGCAAAGGCATCAACTAAACCTTTACCGATAGTCTCCTGAGCGTTACCTGCTGCAACTGTAAGAACTTCCATCTTGTAAGAAGTAGTTGTGAGGTAGTCCTGAGCTGCGCCTGCTGATCGTGCCAGCATGATGCCTAAAATCTCGTTGAATGACTTGGTTGTAATTTCTGCTCGTGTTAACCCTGTGTTGTACTTAACCAAGCCACGAGTAATTCCAACGTAACCCTTACCTAGGTCTGTTGCGACTGTTGCCAAGTCAATACCGCTTGCGCGACTAATCTGGATGGCATTGTTGAGCAGTTCTTGAGACTTAGTGAGTGAGCCGGTTGTTGTAAGCAATGACTGGAAGGCAGGGCGTAATACATCGTCTGCAATTGCGGCAGTCTGTTCAAGGCTTGCAATGAAGTCTGTGACCTTAGCTTGCGAGAATGAAAGCCCGAGGTTATCTACTGCTCCTGCAAGTCTGCGAGCTGCTGCCTCATCGGCTGCGAAAGCCTTAACTGCTGCCTTGCCGTAGGCTGCCATTGCTGCCGAGCCAAGGGTTAAGCCAAGAGTTCTGCCGAGTGACTTGACTGTCGATTCTAGCTTCTTAACGCCTTTATCAGCCTTGTTAAGTCCTGCGGAATCGTAAGTGGTGGCAATACGAATCGCTAGATCTGTCATGCCTGCCATTAGTCTTTACTCCTTGCTCTGAATGTCTTATTGCCAGCGCCTTTAGACGCAACTACAACTGTGTTGTTTGCAGACTGAATAGCCTTAACAACTGCTGCTGTTGTTCTGCCTTGATCCTCAGCCCATGCCCTAAACAATAGGCGACCCTTAGTCTTACGGGTTCTGCGCCCTGCGCTGTTTGACTGCTGGCTATCAACTAACGGCGGAAGCGCATCAATGAACTGGCGACCAGCGTTAGGGTTAGCAGACTTATTGACATCTCTGCCACTCTGCCATCCCATTGAGAACTGACCGTTCTTAAATTTCTTTTCGCGTTGTGCCGGTGGTAAGCCGCTAGGATTCTTACGCCCTGCAGTCTCATAGATAGCACCTGCGGCAGACTTGTTAAAGATAGTTGCAAGGCTTCTAAAGCCTCGCTTGTTAGGCTTGGTTGGAGTTGTTGAATACCCCAAGCCCTTCTTAATAATGCCTGAATTAAATGCTCGATACTCCCACTCGCCAACTGGATTAGCCCAGCCACTTAAAGGTGAGTCAGCAGGTACGAAGCCACGCGCACGATTAACAACCTTGCGTAGGTGTCCGGCGACTTCCTTCTGTGTTTCCTTGGCTAAGTCAGGAGTGTATTTCTTTAAGGCTTTCCTAAGAGCTACGGCGTCGGTGAGCTCGACTGGCATCGTTTCTCTCCTTCGCTATGTCCTTGAGGACTTCAATATGTGCCTTAAACGCTATCGCTGGTAATTCAACAATAGTTTGAAACGGAACTCCATACTCGTAACTAAGCCTAGCTGCGAGATAGGTGAGGGAGTTCCGATCTATCCTAAAGGGTCAGACTCTAGAACCTCAACTGACTTGAGGGTCTCCAGAAATCCTTCCCCAAAGGGTTTGACCGTTTCACCCGAACGACGGATTGCTTCCCAGCAGAGCCAATAGACATCAGATTGCTTCTGATCCTCTATCAGCGCCTTATGAAAGCCCTTCTTGGCGTATTGCTCGAAGGCATACTCAATCAGCGGAGTTATTTCAAACTCACTTACTGAATTGTCAGCCCTTGTTACCTTTAGCTTTGCCATGTTTAGCCCCTTAGTTTCTTATTAGGAAGTTGTTACTGCAATTGTACCTGATACGTTAAATGTCAGGCTTTGGGTACTTAGATCAGCAACGCTGCCGTTGATATCGGTTGTGTTGTTAATAAGGCATGTCATTGAGTAAAGTGGGTTAGCTGCTGAAGTTGCTGCTGATGACTGCTTAACTGTGATTGGCGCGTTAGTTCCCCAGATGCCTTGAAGGGTCTGAAGGACTTCACCTGTCGCTGTGTCATTGAGGAAGTCGATTGTGATTGATGATGCTTCCAAGCCCTTAACGAACTTGTGACCTGAGTCACCCATCGCTGTTACTTCGAGTTCATCAAATGAACGGTTGATTGTTACTGCTGTGACGTGGTCTGAGAGATCAACTGAATTGACTGTCAAAACTACGCCATTGTTTAGAAATACTGCCATTTCAGTTATTCCTCATCTTTCTTGGTAGTTGGTTTTGGTGCTGGTGCTGCTGGTGGAACTTGACCGATTTTGATTAGAAAGTCAGCCTGCTCCTTTGTCCAATCGCTCATCGATTAGCTCCATTCCGTTAGGGTGCTTATTGCAATGTCGCAAGTAAGCAAGTCTCCTGAAGCGATAGATAGAACGCTTGGGGCGCTCACGCTTCCTACGTTAAATACAATGCTGGAAGCCTCTAATAGGCTGAATACCCGAACAACGTCGGCTTCAATTCCAGCAAGGTTGCCCTCGTTGTCTAGCAACGGAACAAGTATTGAAATCTTAAAGTTAGCCATTGGTGCAATAGATGTGTAATCGTTATTGCTTGGCACAATATAAGGATCATCAGGTGTAACTATGACGCTGTTAGCAATGGGAGTAGCAGGTGGGAAGGCGAACACGCTGTACTTAGTGTTATCCGCTAAGGCGCTCGCAATGCTGCTTCGAAGGGTTGTTATTGCTGGCATTAGCCCACCATTGAATTAGGGCTTAAATATGGTGCAATCAATCCACGAACGCGAGCAATGAGCTGAGATGACATTGCATACATGCTGCCGATTGAGCCATCTGGGTTCATGCCATTGCCTGAGTTAGTCTGGCGAGATGTCCAGATTGATACGCAAATCATGAGGCTTGCCTCTTGAATCGCTGGAACTGTAGATGGGTCTAAATAAGTATCTGCTGCGCAAGTGCCAACTGGGTTGACTGGGTGATAAGGCGCTGGGGTGTTGTTGTTGCCTGTGATGGCATAGGTAATTGAATAATCGCCTACGCCTGTAATTGTCTTGCTGCCGTTGTGCTTAGAACCTGCGCCTGAGATGACAACGCTTTGTCCGACGTAGAAAGTCTCTCTGACATCAATATCAAAGTAAGAAGTCCCTGTTGAGGCTGTGTTGCTGTGTCCAACGATTGGAGTTGTGTTAGCCCAGATGAAAGGAAGGAGAACATTGTCAGCAGCATCGCAAACAGATTGCAACACGGCATCAGTATAGAGAGTGCCAACGCCTAAGGCGGTGCGAAGCTCTGCAACTGTTGTGAGTGACATTGTAATCCTTTCTAAAGACTAGAGGGAGCTGCAAGGGCTCTGGCAGCCCCCTCTAGCGACTTAGGGTCTATCTATTATGTAAGGTTGAACTTACGAACGCCCTTACCTGACTTAGCAAGGTAGATAGCGAGGTATCCGTAGAGATTGATTTCAATCTCGCCAGATGTAAGAACGTTTACGCGGAGCTGAGTTGTTGGTGACTCCCATGTGTAAACTGATGCTGGAGCAACTAGGAACGCTGAGTTATCAACGATTCCTGAAGTTGAGATGTTGTGATCTACGATGAGGTCAGTTCCGAGAACTCCACCTACAACACTTGTAGCAACTGCGTTGCCTGATGCGTTCTGTGTTGCGCCCTGTGCTGAGTAGAGTGCGCGACCTGTTGAGTCTGCGTATCCTGCGATAGCAGCGCACTGATCTGTTGATGCAACAAGCTTGTTAGCGAAGTCGCCGCCTGTGCCCTTGTATGCTGCTGCGCCTTCTACAGACACGAATGACTGAAGTCCAGCCGCTGTTGCTGCTGTTGTTGCTGCTGTTGTTCCGTCAGCAACGAAAGCTGCGAGAAGTGCTGCATCTGTAGCCTTCTCGTATGCCTTGCGGAGTTCTGCCATCATGAGTTCCATGAACGCTGGTGATGAGCGGTCTACAAGCTCGAATGAAACGCGCTGTAGTCCTGAGAACTTCTCGATTGAGATAGTGTCATAAGCAGATGTCATGCCTGTTTCTGATGGTGCTGAACCTTCGTTTGTGTCTGCAACTGTTGGTGCAACGTCTGCAGATGAAGCGTTGGTGTAAAGGCGTGGAACTGTGAATGACATTCCATCGATACCTGCAAGTGAACCGCGTGTTGCAGCTTCAAATGCTGGGCGACCTGTGAATGTATCTGTGATGAAAGTATTTAGGTGAGACGGCAAAGTCAAACCTGTGTTGGTGCTTGTAGAATCATCAGCGGCGCGAACTGTGCGACGAGCTTCGTCATCGCCTAGGGCTGCCTTCATTGATGCTTCGAGGTATTGTGCTGATGAAATTGGAGCAATGCGCTCACGGACTTGCAAGTTTGCTACAACTGTTGGGCGAGCGGCTTCGACTGCTGCTGCTTCAACTGCTGGAGCTTCTACCGGTGTAGTGGTTTCTTCCACGACTGGCTCGCTTTCTGGTTGGATTGGTTCAGCAGGGAGTGATTCCTCTGCTGCGATCTCTAGCACCTGAGCAGACTTAAAGGCTGGCTCTGTTACTAAAGAAACTTCTTTGAGACGTGCTGATGAGACAACAATGTGTCCATCGCGTGATGGCTTTGATGCGATTACTTCTGCACCAACTGAGAGACCCGAGACAAGTCCTTCTTGAGCCTGAATAAGTGCATCGTTGCCGCCTGTAGAGCGTGAGAGCTTGAAGGTTGCATAGATTCCGTCTGCGCGTGTTTCCGCAGCAATCATGCGACCTACTGGCTTCTTGATATCGTGCTGTGATAGCAACTTAATCTTAGATACGTCAGCAATATCAATAGATCCTGCTTCGAATACAACGCCACCCATGTTGGTGTTGCCAATCTCGCCTGTACCCATTGGCACAATCTTGCCTGAGATTTCGCGGCGTTCCTCTGAGCACTCGATTGATGAGGCTTCAATAATTAGGTGTTCCATTTAGCTGATTCCTTCGCTTCCGTTAGGAGTTAGGTCTGTCATTTCCATTGCTTGTTCAGTTGTGATAAGTCCAAGAGTCAGGAGCTTCTCGACAACCTGAAGTTCAACTAATGGATCGTTCTTTAGGAATGTGTCAAAGACTGCAAATCGGACTTCATGCCCTGATGTAGAGATATCATCCATTGATAGACGTGCCTGAATTGCCTGAATGTAAGGCTCGATTGATAGCGCATAGAATTGCTTGCGCTCATCCTGCACATTGGCGTAGGTCATTGTCGTGTTCTGATCTGCTGACAAGTAATACGCTGGCACGTTCATAGCGCGAGCAATTTCAGTAGATAGGTTCTGAATTGCCTCGTTGTACATCATGTCTTTAGGTGAGAACTGTGTGGACTGGAACTCAAGAGTAGATGTCAGGTAAGCAGTAGAGTTATTCTGACGGCTGCGCTTCCATGCTGCGAGAAGTCCAGAGACCTCGTTAGGTGGAAGGTCTGCGCCTGTGTTCTTTAGGATTCCGCTAGACATAGGTGTTGCTGAAGCAACTGAAGCTGCGCGGTTGATGTCGATTGCGGATTGGATTGTGCGACCAGCGCGCTCTAATACGCCTTCGTCAAATCCCTGAATAGTAACAATGTCATTCATGTCGATTGGGTAAGCATCGACGTAATACTGCGTGATCATGATGCCTTCAAGGTCTGTTGTGTATGTAACTCGTGAGTTAGCAATCCACTCAAAGGCTGATGGGCGACCATCCTCAGCATAACGCTCTGTAACACGAAGGTAAGCCACTCCGTAGAATAGGAGAGAATCAACGCACCAAGTTAGGGTGACGAAGGATGGTTGGTTCTTTGATAGTTGATTAATCCAACGTGGCGCAGCCATAACTTCGCCGGTGCGCTTGTTGTAATACTCAAGAGGGATTGATGCGACTGTTCCGCAGATTAGGTTACGGGCACGAGCTACGGAAGGAACGCTCATCGCATCCTTGCGAGAGACGCGTAAAGCAATTTGGTTATAGATCGATGGAAGGTTCTCACCCATGACCTGTGGCGCAAGCTGCGCTTCTAAGATTTGTGGCTTACGCGAAAAGAGACCCATAGAAGGCAATTATACACTACATGTAGGTCAATCGGTGTATATAGCCGCTACCTGTTGTGGTTTCGTTAATTGGTGAACAACCATTGCAGTCGAGATAGCACCCGATACATCTCCGGCACTTTTGCGTTTAACAATGCGCCATGAGGAGTCATTAGTCTTAGCTGCGCAGTTGTTCATCTGTTGAATCCAGTTCTCTTGACCGGCATGAACTAGGCGATGATTGACTAAAGCGTCAAGGAGATCACCGCAAGCCTGATAGAAGGCAGCGCCAGAGATATCCATGACAACCTGCCCTGCGTTAGTTAGGCGGTCTGCGATTGATTGAGCTGTGTACTTGTCAAAGCAGATTTGGCGCGGTCTGTACTGGTCAGCCCAGCCCTTAATCTCAGCTGCAATCTTTAGATCATCAACACTTACTTGACTTTCCCAAGTCTGGAGAATCCCCACTCCAATGCGACCATCTGGGAGTATTTGGCCAGCAACGAGAGACGCATTGCGACGAGAAGGCGACACATCAAAAGCAAAGACTGTATAACCACCCACCGGAATCGTAAGGGAAGCATCTGAAGTATCCTCGAGGACTCCATGAGGCCAAGGAGAGCTGAGAGAATCAATCCATTGACATAACAACTCAGTTCTAGTATTTTCAATAGGGCTCGTCGCAACTGCTTCCTCAAGGGCTTCCTCACTTATTGTAAAGCCAAGTGCAGGGTTCGCTTGAGCCCATCCTTGGCGGTCGGTTATCTTGCAATATTGTGGTGCTGAGTATTCGTAGAACCCGAAAGACTTGGGTGGGTTCTCTAGCGCCCGTTCTCTCATGCCATTAAGCACTACCGAGAAAGCGTCTCCTGCATTAGAGGTAAGAAGCGTCTGAGAATTTGGACGCGCTCGAGTTGTAGGGACTGCCGCTCTAAATCCTTCCTCGTTGATTTCTCTGAGCTCGTCGATGAATAAGAAGTCTGCAGTTCTGCCGCGAGAGCCATCTCTAGTTGCCGCAACAACGTCCAACCTTCGTCCGTCCAGCATCTCAATAGACTCTGTGCCGTTGGCGTACCTGATCTGTTTGACGAATCCCTTGAGGTGGTCATTACTCTCCAATACTTGTGCGACTTGTCTAAATGTGTCCAGAGCCATGCTTCGATTAGAGGACATGATAAGGACATTGCGGCTATCCCACTTAAGTAGGTGAGCCAAGATGAGCATACGGGCTAGGTGGGTCTTTCCGTTCTGCCGAGCGATAAGCAGCAGGTTAGTCTTGCGAATCCATGAG